CTTCCATAAGGCTACGGTCTGTCATTTTACATCTCCATCTTCATTACTTCACGAGCATATTGCTCGGGAGTTAGTCCAAACTTCTTGGCAACAGCCAATTGGGTTGAGGTGAGCTTGATCTTTTTGGGGGATCGGCTCCGAGAAGCGGGAGCAACAACAGGTGCAGCTTTTTCACGTGCGGCAGGTCGAGTATCGCCTGTGGCCGCTTCATCCCCGAAGTACTCGGGGAAACGACGACGCATCGTTTTGTCGATTGTCGCCCAATAGTCGTCGGAACCAGCGAATTGCTGGCCTCGTTCATTGATGAGCTTCTGGTGAAGCCCAAGAGCAGAGGCAGTCATTTCTTCGTCTGTACCGTACCACTGGTTGCGCTCTTGCCACGCTACAGTTTTCGGGTCCAGTTGCGGAGTCTGGGGCTGCCGTTGCGGTAATTCTACTTCAGTTTCTTCTGGCTGTAAAGTAGGCCGGTAGCTGTTTAGCTGCTGCATCTTAATGCTTGCAGCAGTCAGCTTATCTTGTGTCTCGGTAAAGCGCTCAGCGTCTCCAGACTCATACGCCTCTTTAAGCTCGCGCTTTGCCTTCTCAAGCTCGTACTCTGCCTGCGCTTTGTAGCTATCCAGCAGATGGTTTTCACGTTCTGAAACCGACGATTTCAGCCGCTTATTCTCCTCAAACAGACGCTGAGCGGCAGCAAGAGCTTCCTGCTGTTCACGCAACGCACGTTCTTTCTCACGGCGCTCATCGTGCCAGACCTTCTTCATCTGCTTGAGGCGGAGCTTTACCTTCTCAGAATACTCCTCAAGCTCGTCAGCTTCGAGCTCATCGACGATTTCCTTAGGCATAGGCTCACGCCCACGATCCTGTTCAGGCGTGTCGTCTTCGACCTCAATATCGGGTTTAGCGTTTACTTCGGGAGCAGGGGTTGCGTCCTCAGTCTCGAACTCAAATTCGAAATCATCATCTGGCTGCGTAGCCATCTTACTTCTCCTTTTGTACGGGCAGAGCCCGTTTATTTGCGCTTAATACCACGCGGGTCTTCCACAACAGCCTCGACACTATCGTCGTTGATGATGCGGAACTCACGACCATGAATTTCCACGCGGGTACCAGCGTTCGGACGGACGAGCACAAAGTCGCCTTCCTTGCACCAAGGACCTGAGGGAAACCGCTTCTCGTCACGATAGGCATCAGGGCCCATCTTCACGACAAACAGCACGGTTGTGAGGAGTTCTTCCCGTTCAATAACGCTCTCGATCTTCAGGATGCCGCCCTCGGTCTCTTTCTCGATCTCGGGGATGGCACACAAAAGGCGATAGCCTTGCGGGTCAGGAAGCTGTTTAGCCCGTTCCTCAATCGGAACTTCGGGCTCTTTGGGGGGTGCGTTAAGCACTTTGCCGTCCACGCCAACGAGGGCGGGGGCTGCGACACCTACAATCTCAGTCATCGTCTTGCTCCAGTTGTTGGGCGGTTTCGATAATAAAATCTTTCGCGGTCAACAGGCCACGGTAGCGACCACAAGCGAACTTGTACTCGCCAAACTCCTTTACATGGCCTGCGGCAAGGTCACGTTCGATGTCCTTGCACGCCTCGTCGATTTTCTGAGCTAGATGTAATAATACTGTGCTCATTCGTTCTCCTTAGGTTTTGCTTCAGAAACAGGGGGTTTCTCTTCTTGGGATGCCTGCGAAAGCTCGCGGGCGATTTCGACGCCGAGCCGCAGCCCAGCCTCTTCTTGCTTGGCGTCCAAGTTGTTCTTGTCCGTAGCAATCTTTGCGCCGACCTGAAGGCCAGCGATTTCTTTCTGGGCAACAATGCGCTGTTGCTCCAGTTCGATGCGGTCTTGCTTTTCTGCCGCTTCGATAGCGAGCTTGGTCTTCTTGAGTTCCAACTCGCCTTGTTTGATCTGCAACTCCTGCATCTGCATCTGGACGATGGGGTCCTGAGCCATCTGCTGGGCTTGCTGAGCTTGTGCTTCGGCCTGATCCTTCTGGAGCAGTTGTTGTGCTGCCATGGCAGTCAGACGCGAAATCTGAAGCTCGGTGTTCTGATCCATATCTGCATCAGGCGGAGGCAGCGGCACACCGGCCTGTTCCTCGATCTGCTTGCGGTAGTTGAACGCGATGTGCTCGTTAATGTGAGCCATCATAGCCGCCATCATCGTGGGCATCTGCGGGTTCTGGCCGAGAGCCTGCTGAATTTTGGGGTCGTTCATGAAGGACATGTGAGCAACCAAGTGCGCTTCGTGGTCCTGATAAATAAACGCCTTCACGGGCTTGCCGTTGATGACGTCCATGTTCTCGCTGATCGGATCACGCGGCTTACGATCTTCATCGTCCTTGAGCGGTACGAGCTTCTGGGCGTTCTTAATACCCAGCACCTCAAGCATCTGGCGGTGCAGATACGGCATGTCGTAAATCTGCGGAGCGCCCTGAGCCAACTGGATAACTGCCTGATATTGCACGATTTTCTGTGCCATCGTGGCAGCGTTGGGGTCCGAAACCGGCAACACATCGACGTCGTCATAGTCCGACTTCTTAGCCAGACGGCTGCCTTCTTCCGGCTCGTAGCTATACTCGTCAGGGGTGTAGTCAGCGATGATGTGCTTGAGGAGCTTGAACTCCTGCCGCATCGCATAGTGCACGCGTGCCTGCACAGCCGACATCGACTTGAGGCTGCGCTCAAGAATAGCCAGCGTCGTGCCCACAGGGGCGTTTGCAGACATATCCGAGATTTGCAGATCGGCCATACCCGCCATGCGGCGGCCTTCCTCTACGATGGTACCCAGAAGCGAATAAAGGACCTGTGACGGCTCCTTATAGGGCAACGGCATGATGTTATCGCGCATCGTGCCAGACGCCACGTCCACATCACGCCATTCCGCAGGGCTGATCGGCGTATCGTCGCCCTTGACCCTCAGACCCTTAGTTTTGAAGCCACCCGGGAGGTTAGATAGAGTACCAGCATCGACAAGCTGACGAATAAGGCTGGTACCAGACTTAGCAAAAGCACCAATGAGGTGAATAAGCCCAAAAGCGTAGAAGCCAAAACCCGGAACATACGAGTAATGTACAAAGTGGTTGCGCTTCTGCTTGAGCTTGTCGTCAGGCTGCCAGTTACGACGAATGGCGAGGATTTCTTGGCTGCCCTTTTCAATGGTGACAATGTAAGGAAGCGCAATGCCATCGTCGTCCTCGTCCCTAAACTTGTCGTCCTCGATGATGAGATCGACTTGCATCTCCAGCAGCTTGTACCGGTCATCGGTAGTCGCACGGAAGCCCAGACGCTCAGCAATCTGCTTCTCGACTTCATCAAGCGTATTATCAGGCTCCGGCAGGTCTACATCAAGGTAGAAGCCGTCCCGTTGCAATTTCCTTAGTTCATTCGGCGTCTTACGCATCACATGCGTGACGCGCTCAGCAGTCTCTAGGTTTGATGCCCCGTACGGCACAACCACGTCATCGGCAGGCACGTACATCGACACCTGACGACCGAGCGAAGGATCATAGTACACCTTCTTGAACGCATTGCCTGCAAGGCCCAACCCCCACAACATGCGCTCGTGCTCAGGCCGATACTCGACCATCCGCTCGGTCAACTGGTAATTCATATCATCTTGGACGCGCACAGCAGCGTCGCGCTTCTGCGGCGTCTCACGACCAATGATCTGAGTACGAACCGGGCCTTGGGCCGGGAACGTCTCCATCATGGTCTCAGCTTGGAACTTAACAATAGCTTCTGTAAGCAGCGGGTGGTACACACCGCACGCACCGGGCCACGGCTCAGTCCGGTCCTCGACCTTCATACCGAGCAACTCAAGCCCGTCTACATAAGTCTGTATCCAGTCCTTGCGGCTGCTGATATCTTCGTCAAACTCACCGATGAGGTCGCCAGCAAGCTCTGCGAGCATGCCTTCATCCATATCTTCGGCCAAGTTGTCGTTAAAGTCGCCCTCGTCCTCGCTAGGGTCAATCTCGATCTCCATCCCATCAATGTCGATGTTGACACTC